CGAAGGAGGCGAGGAGGAATAATTATGAGCTACGCACCTGTATACAATCCTGTTGTTGCCAATACTAATGATGGCGAGAATATCACGCTTTGCAAGATTCTTGATTCTCAATTTTCTGGAGGAAAAGGCGGGTCTATTGTGGCGGCAACTGGATCTGGTTCTGGAAAATTCTATGCTCTCCAATTTGTAACTAGCGGAACTCTTTCTGCCTATACTGGCAACCTTACTGGTACTGTTACTGGAGTTACTTTTCCTGCTGGATTTGTGCTTTACGGAACCACCACTGCATTCACAACTGGATCTGGAACCTCAGTAGTTGCTTACTCATTCTAAACTATGCCAAGCCTTTCACTAAAGGCTAGTATCAACTATCCGTTTATTGGGGGTGGCTCTACTCCTCCATACACGCCAAATTACCCTACTGGCCTCACTCCAGCGGTTGATTCTACTTTCAATCAACTTATTGGTTGGTACGATTCTTCAACTGCAAATACTTCATCTATTCTTCTTAATGACGGAAGCGGAAACCCTGTAAGCTCTGGAACAAACGGAGCATATGTAAACACTTGGCAAAATCTTTTCCTTGGTGCAACTCAAGGAGGAACGCATTTGCCAGACATGGCTCAATCTTCATTGGGAAGTCAGCCAACCTATTCTACTTCTAAAAAGTATGGGTTAAATCAGTTGGTCGGAAACTCTCATCCAGGCATTGTGTTTGATGGATCGGCATCCGCACTTTCTTTATCATCTCAAGCATTGGCAAGCCTTGGAACAACTTTTACTTGGCTTTATTCGTTCCCAGTTTCAACTAGCGTTCAAAGCCCTGTAGTTATTTTTGAGGATCAAGGTACAAACTATGCTAATTTCCCAGAACAAGATTCTGGAAAACCATCTACTTCAATTAACAATGGAAGTTTGGGTGGAATTACAAGTGCATCTACGGGAGGTGGATACGCAGGAAGCAATAGCCTATCTTTAGCTCAATGTGGTTATGTATCTTACTCTGTTAATGCAGTGTACACCAATTCAGTTTATTACAATGGTGTACAATACATTTCTGATGGAATATCAGTAAATCAAAACTTCAATGCATTGAATAGTAATGCTTTTGTTGGTAGAAATTACGATGCCCCTTGGAATATAATTTCGTTAGGAGGAGACACTTACGCTTCTGTTTTTGGGACTGGCCCGATTGGAGAGTTTCTATGCTACCAAGGAATGCTCTCTTCTAATGCTGTCAAAACGGCATTGCAGTATCTAATCACTAGGTGGAGTTAAAACCAAGCTAGTTGACATAACAACTCAAAGCTAATATATAACTTATATGGTTCATCACATTGATACCGCCGCTACAGGGATGATCGGGTTCACAACCCCGATTGCCGCCGCCGCAATTAGCCTTGATCCCATGCTGGATCTTGAGCTTCGTGTGGCTTCCCTTATTATCGGTATCCTTGTGGGGCTTGCCTCTTTTTGCAAGTTGATCTACGACATCTGGGCAGATCACAAGAACAGGAACAAATGACTCTTTGGGAGAAGCAGTTTTGGATGGGCGTATTTACGCTCCTTTTTATTGCCGTGGTGTTGGGTTTTCTTTGCGGATGCTCTCATCCTGCTTCGCCAATATCGACTGCTGGTGCGGTTGATAGCCTCTCTGCTATACAAGGGAATCTTTCGGCAGTAGATGGGAAGGCAGTAGTGGTTGAGGAGTATTTGAGGAGCCACTAAAAATTAGTGCTTGCAAGTTGCAAGCTGGTTGCATAGGTTTTTGCCTATGAAAACTAAAACAACCGATACGCCTAGGACAGATGAAAACGCTGTAAGTCATATTGGCTTTTATACTTGTGCTACAGTTCCAGCAGATTTCGCCCGTGAGCTTGAGCGAGAACTTGAGCAAGCAAAGAGAGATAATGGAATTATCATAACCGCATTTGCGTTGAGAAATTCAGAGTTGAAAGAAAAGGCAGAAGCAGAGGTCGCAAGGCTCCGTGAGGAGAACGCCGAGCTAAAACAAGGAAAGGTGTTTGTCGATCCCAAATGGATCTACGACCTAGAAACCCAATTAGCAAAAGCCCACGAAGAGCTTTGCCAAGCAGGGATACGAGAATATGGAAACTGATAAGAAATTACCAAAAGCTAATAAAACAGAATTATTACCTACCGATAGTATGTCAACTAACGCAGACAATACAATAATGACAACGACCATTAACACCACCAACGAGGTCGCCACGCCTAGCGTAGATGAATTAGATTACAACCAAGAAATTAAATCTTATCGAATCTGGGATTTAGCCAGAGAGCTTGAACGCGAGGTCGCAAGGCTCCGTGAGCTTCTTAACCGAGCGATTGAGATTGCGGATGAATCATGGGATGCAGAGGGATATGTTCCAATGGAATTTGAAGATCGTTTGCAAGCAATCAAAGATGAACTGGTACGATTCGCTCCCACTCCAGAGGAACCAGAAAACGATTGGAAATGCCCGCATTGTGGTAGCACTTCGGGAACTTATTTCAGCCGCATAGAACCTATGGGCGACATCTGTGAGGATTGTGGCATAAATGTTGATGATGAACCTTTCACTAAAGAATTAGTGATTGGCGAGATCATTAAGGATCTCAACAAAATTGGAGATGGGAATAAAGGGTCAGTAGATTTCAGATGGGCTATGCTAAAAACAGCTTATGCGATTGAATACCTCCGCGACGAGATCCAGAAGCTAAAAACACAAACTCACTACCATCACGAATCCTATTGCCGTAAGTGCAAAGAACCTAAATGAACTTATACCCAATATGGTATAAATACCTAAAAAACTACCATATTATACCCGATATGGTACTTATGGTTCTATTTCAAAACTACTTGAGTTAGTTGGTTATAGGTGGTATAAGGGGGCTTGATGAAACGCACTCTACTAGCCCTCATGCTTCTCACCACCCCATCTATGGTGGCTACCACCATTACCAAGGCAGACATCATTGCCACAGTCGAGCATCAGAGGAAGCTCGTCCATGATGCTCAGAATCAAGCTGATATTGCCAAGAAAGAGCTTATAGTAGTGCAGGATGGTATCAATGCCCAGACCGCCAAGTTGCACGATACTGAGGCTCGTCTAGCTATAGTCACCAAGGAGAGGGACTCTGCCTTGCATCATCTACACCTCCTCCTTTCCATTTGTTCCTCACTAGCCGGAGCTATCGGTTTCATGGTAGCTATCCGCTTCGCTTCATTCCTACCCCCTAATTTGATTGCCTATGAGTTCCTCTTCGCTAGTGGTATCGGAATCGTCGTTGGAGGACTCGCATGGGCAATTCTCGGTCATCTGTAATCAAGGAGAAGCTGGAACAGAAGCCGCTGGACAGCAAAAAGTGTCTTTATGCGATATTCGGCTCTGCCTGTGTCCTAGTTGTTTTTGCTACTTCTGCGTTCCTAATTCTCAGCCACTCCGAACAGGCAAAGGAGATCGTAGAACTAGCCAATTTGGTTGTGATGTTCTTCGGTGCGGTTGTGACGACTCTAATCACGGGGACAGCGGCTATGGATTGGAAGGCAATGTCTGTCCTCCAACACACGGATGAAGACCAGAAGATAGACTCAAACGCTGAGGCTCCAGAGGTGGAGGTGAATCAGCGAGTTGTAAAGCCACGCTACTTTGATTCAAATGACAGATAGATTTAAGAACGAGATCATACCTTGGATCTTTAAGTGGGAGGGAACAACCTACGAGAATGACGAAAGTGACCCAGGTGGAGCTACACGATACGGAATCGACCAGCGTAGTCACCCTCACGTTGACATCAAAAACTTAACTGCTGAACAAGCTACAGGTATTTATTGGACGGAGTATTGCAATCTTCATTGCAATGAGTACGCCCCTCAGTTTGATTGGATATTTTTTAATTGCTGTGTGAATTGCGGAGTCGGGAGAGCTACAAAGATCAAGGCTCAGTCTGGAATCAATGGTTCTAAATTTTTAGATATACAAGAATCATTTTACAAATCACTTGCTGAATCTCGTCCTTCTTCAAAGAAATACTTGAAAGGATGGTTGGCTAGGACTGAAGATTTAAGGAAAGTTACAGGACTAGCCTAGTTAGAAGCACCTTCGGTGGGAATTTTACTGATCTTGGTTTTTGCGTCAAGACTTTTTGTGTTACGAAATTGTAACAATTCTTTTATTGCTGTATGATGATTCATGCGTATTCTCATCATCCATGATCACACCAGCGCAATCCCCGATGAGTCCAGAGGAGAAGGTACAGCTTCTTCTTGATACACTAGAATCACTCCGGGCAACTTTAGACGAAGCAATTTCCTATATCGACGACTCAATGATTGAGGCAGACGATAGAGGATAAACCAAACCAACCAACAATGAAAAAAAACGCAAAGCTAGTAGATCCAGTCAACTACCCCAACTATGGGGACAACGAGGCTAAAAACCTAAACAAGAAGCCCTGCAAGAAGACTTGCGAGGCTAATGAACCTACTGAGTTCCGTATCGTTTGGGATCACGAAATCAGCCAGAAGATATTTGAGCTTGAGGCCAAGATCCTCACCTACACACTAATCGGTGCGGCAACTCTATTTGTATCAATCTGCAATCTTTTTGCTTTAATCCTAAACAAGTAATGGAACAAGAAATCATAGACCTTCCTCAAGTGAAGGCTTATTCCGAGGCTTTAGTATCCGCTATTGGTGAACTATCCAATGTGCCAAAGACTGCATCTAATCCTTACTTCAAGTCAAAGTATGCTCCTCTGGATGCAATCGTTGATGCAACTCGACCTGTTCTAGCAAAGCATGGGTTAGCAGTAATGCAACAACCCATCTTCATGGAGGGAACCGCTGGTGTCGAGACTACAATTCTTCACAAGGAAGGATATAGCACAACCTCTACCCTTCTGCTTCCATTGAAGGATCAGTCCCCACAAGGAGTGGGATCTGCCATCACCTACGCCCGCCGTTATGCCCTAGCCGCTGTGCTTGGACTTGCGACCGAGGAAGACGATGATGGTAATGTGGGGACTGGTCTTTCTAAAAAGGAAGAAGCCAAGCCAGCAAAGTCTCCTGTGAGGGAGGTTAGCAAGGAAGACGTTAAGGCCACGGCAACGTGGAAAAACTTGGAGATCACCAACATAAAAGAAATTCAAGGCAAGAAGAGCGTGTTCTATTGCGTGGAGTTTGACGGGAAGGCAGAGGCTCTCACGTTTGACAAAAAGCTATTCACTACTGCAAATGAATTGTCTTTAGAGAAAGTAGATGCTGGAGTAGCACCAGGGAAGAACGATCCCTCCAAGTGGCAGTTGATCAGTCTTGTTCCTACTAATGGGGCAAAGGCAAATATCACAACTGATGAAAAAGCCTAAATCCAAGAAAAAGGGGGTGGCGAAAGCCGCCCCCCATATTGGAACAAAATATGAACGCTTCCTCGCAGTATCCTGTAGCCACGGAAAGTACGCTGACCCTACTGCAATATCTGCCGTACTTGCCATGCGAGACAAATGGAAGCCGACGATATGTGTGCATCTGGGTGATTGGTGCGATACCACAGCCTTTAGGTCAGGTGCGGCTGGAAGTAGTGATGAATCGGAGCCAGTTGCCCCAGACATCGACGGAGGAATTGCATTCCTTAGAGAGCTACGACCAACTCATGTGCTGGACGGAAACCATGAAGACCGCATTCCCAGACTGCTTAATTCAAATAACGCACTCGTCGCATACGCCGCCCAGCAAGCCACTAACTTCATTGATGAGTCGTTTGTCAAGATCGGTTGCCGAAGGATTCCTTATACTGGAGTTTTTCAACAGCTTGTTGTGGGAGATGTTACGTTCACTCATGGAACAATCTATAATGAAAATGCGGCTAGAGATATGGCAGAGATGTACGGAGGCAAAGTCATTTTTGGTCACACACATCGCTCGCAAATTGGGGAAGGACGCACATTCAAAGAAAGCACAGGATATTGCGTGGGGACGCTTACGAGGAGAGGTGAAATGGATTATGCGAAAGCACGGAGAGCAACTCTCGGATGGAGGCAAGGAATAGCTTATGGAGAGATTAGCCCAAAGGATTCAGCCGTGTGGCTTCTCACTAGAAGCGAGTTTAATCAAGAATGGAGGTTGCCACTATGAGTGCTAATGAATGGCTTCAAGCTATAAACGAAAAACTTCATCACGAAGTTGATAAAATAGATGAGGATTTTTATTCTGTAAAACAACTTTCAGGAATATGGAATCTTAGTAATTCACAAGCCAGCAAGAGGGTATTTGCCCTCAGGGAAAAAGGAATGCTTACTGAAAAAAAATTCAGAATCACAACAGGAAACAAAACTTACCCAGTATCACACTTCAAATTTAAATGAAAAAACTAGCTAACGAATACACTATTGAATCGGACTTCAGCATTCTTGCTGGCCCTTATTCCTCAATTAACCCAGAGGAGTTGAGATGGCTACAAAATGTGGTTGCTGACATGAAGTCTGGAAACATTGAATATAAAGTTTCTAAAATAGAAGGGGAATACTATGTTCAAAGGAAGGGAATGATTGTTACAAAACGCAAATGAACACACTAATCGTATGCGTTTTTTCCATAATTACCTTTTACATAATATTCAATATGTTTAGACCAAGATGAAATTTAAATCACTTGGACAAGTAGAAATCAATGGTGAAAAATGGCAAGTAGGTTATGGACACCCAGGATTCACCGATGGACAAATGGATGACGGAGTGTGCGACTACGCAAAGCGAAGGATCACCATCAATCGTGGATGCTCTCGCAGTCTCTTGTCTGTGCTGGCACATGAGGCAATCCATGCTCGACTACCTGACATATCAGAAGAAGCTGTTAATACAACAGGAGAACTTATTAGTGAAATATATGATCTATTTTCCAAACAACCTACCAGACATGGACGAGGAGGAACCGTGGTATGACACAGAAGACGATGAATAGCGTGGATTATTTTAACGAGTGGTATGACCGAGTGGGAGTACGCACATTCAGCAAGGCTGTTGATCAGCATAGGGATTATATGAGCATGGCATTCCTAGCAGGATGGTATGCCCATGACAGGAACGATGACTCTAAGGCAGAGCTTTTGGAGCAACTTAGGAGAGTCAAGGACGAGCTTAATTGCCGAATACCATGAGCATTTTAAAGTTATCTAGGGAGGATCAAGTTCCCCCAGGCAATTACCGATTTACTGTACCAGAGACAGGCTATCGGATTGCCGACATCCACACTCTACAAGAACTTTACGACAAGGTAGAGCAACATTACCGAGACAACAACATTCCCCTCCCCGACCAATGGAAAGAGTTGGTGGTAGATCAACTCTGCCGCCAACTCCCTGAGGGATGGTGTTATTACTCTGATGGAAAGGAATATAAGGGCAATGCGTCCTTGCTTTCATTTGACAATATATTGAAGGGAATCACTAGCTTGTCTGCATTAGCTACAGAAGCGGCATCTGGTGGCGACCCATTTGTTGATCAGAATGAAGCAGAGCAAAGGGCTAAAATATGCTCAAGATGTTATTACAACCAAAAGAGTAGTTTCTGTATGGGATGCGGAGGTGCTAGAATGATATTAGATATGGTTGGAAAAGTTAAGGGCGGCAGGACTACTACATTAGATTATATGCTTCAGAACTGCGGAATTTGTGGATGTAGGAATGATGCGATTGTTCATGTCAAGAAAAATATCTTGCTAAAAGGCGAGAAAGAAGAGACAACTAACAAGCGTCCAGATTGGTGTTGGCTTAAAGCCGATAACTTATCTGAAGCATCCTCTCAACTTCATCTATGACAAATAATACCAATCAGCCATACGGCCTCCTAGACCTCGACGAGAATGAGGTTCCCAAAACGAGGGTGCAGGATGCAGGTTCTGCTAGGGCTATGCTCTACACGCTGATTGATGACGACCAACTAGCATCCTATCGCAGATCGCAGATTCAGGGTCAGATTGATGGCAATGCTCCATTTAACGACACCCAACTCAAGGAGATGGGGCAAGGAGATAGAATCAATGTGAACTGGGGTCATGCTGAAGCCAAAGTTGAAGCGGCAGTAATCCCTTATTTTGACATCCTAACTAGCGTTGGGAACTATGCCACAGTCAAGACCAAGTACGGAAAGGACGTGGGCAAGCGAGAGGAATGGTCTCGTATCATCACAGAAGAATTTCATAGGCTCCTAGATAAGACAAATCCCAACTTTATCTTACAACATCAAGTAGCTCACAAGCAGTTAGTAATTCATGGTCAGGCTTGTATGTTCTGGTCAGATTCTATGGACTTTAAGGCGAAGGCGGTTGAGCCTTGGCAGTTGATCGTCCCCAAGGGAAGTACGGTTGATTGGCAGAACTGGGAGTTCTGTTATGTGCTAGACGATATGTATACGGAGGAGCTTTACCGATACATTGAGAATGAAGATGCCGCCTCTAGGGGAGGATGGGATGTTGAGGAGTGTAAGGAAGCTATCATGCAAGCCAAGATTGACGAGCAAGATCAACGCCGTCCTTGGGAGTGGTATCAGAAAGAGTTCAAGAATAATGCTCTCTACTACTCATATGCCAAGAGCAAGATCATCAAGGTAGCTCATATGTATGTGAGGGAATACGATGGACGCATTTCTCATTATGTTTTTGATCGACTTAACTCCACGGAGTTCCTCTGCGCCAAGGAGTCATGCTACAAGAGCTTCAGCAACGCCTTCACAATCTTTCTAAATGGCGTAGGTAATGGTTATTACCACGGAGTGAGGGGTCTTGGTCAGAAAGTTTACAAGTACGCACAAGCGATGGATCGCATCAACAACGCTCTCCTTGAGGGAGTGATTGTGGATAGTGCAGTGATGATACAGCCGCAATCAGCTAAAGATGCTGAGTCGCTGAAGTCAGTTCAGATCGGGCCTTATCGAATCCTTCCCCCTGGCATGAACTTTGTGCAGGTCGGAACTACCTCTAAGCTGTCTGGAGCTATGCAGGTTGCTCAAATGTTCCAAGGGCAAGAGAGCGATGATATTGGTAGCTTCATGCCTTCTGTGGCGGGAGGTCGAAAGAAGAGCAACAAGGAAGTGGAAGCGGAGATCGGTGAAAAGAGCCGATTGACCAACACTCGTGCTGAAATCTATTTGCAAGCCCTTGATACTCATTATCGTGAAGTATATCGTAGGGCATCTAATCCAAACATTGTTGAGGAAGATCATGGAGGGTTGGAATCCTTGGCATTCCAAGAGGCTTGCATGAATCGTGGAGTCCCTGCTGGTGCAATGCTTGACATTGAGAGCGTGAAGGCCACTCGCAGTATTGGACAGGGAAGCTCTGCGGCTCGTATGCAAGCAATGGAGCTTATTGGTCAATACCTGCCACAACTCCCAGAGAGCAATCGTAAGCGTGTTATTAACGCAAACATTGCGGCTATTGCAGGTCAGACAGGGGTGGACACCTTTGGTATTCCTGATGAGGACAAGCCAGATGGTCAGAACCTATCGGTGGCAAGTTTGGAGAATAATGCGTTCCAATCTGGAGGTCAGGTATTGATTGATCCAGATCAGAATCACTTTGTTCACCTCACTGTTCACCTTCAGTATTGCGGTGGAATTGTGCAAGCCGTTCAGAACAAGCAGGAAGATCCTCGTAAGGCGGCAATGACCATGCAAGCGGCTATTCCGCACATCCTCACTCACCTCAAGTATCTTGAAGAAGATCCTACTCGTAAGGAGCAGTTTGAGAATCTGAATGAGCAGACTTCTGAGTTGATGAAGATTGCTGATCAGTTGAATAAGATGGCAGAGCAGATTCAAGAGCAAGAGATGGCGCAACAGCAACAAGGTCAGGGAGCGCAAGATCCTAAAACGATGGTTGCCATGAATAAGATTCAGCTTGACCGAGCCAAGTTCCAGAATGACGCTCAGATCAAACAGGCCAAGGCACAGCACCAGATGATGCTCCAAGATCGCAAGACGGCCCAAAGATTGATGATTGACAAAGTAAAGTTAGCAAGCAAGTATTCAAGCATCGCCCCATAAACCAACCTAAATAAAACAATGACAACACAAAGCGGGAGTAATGACCCTGCCACGATAGAGTCGCTACGCAATCGTGTAGCATCCCTCACCGCAGTAATATATTCTGCGATAAATGAAGATACCTCGTCGTTAGCATCACGCTACATGGATGAGAAAATGAAGAACATGGATATTGAGGATCGCTTCCTAGCTGGCAAGACAGAGGCCACGGAGCAGATCATCAGCCTTATCTACGAGAAATACTATTTGCTTAACCGCACTTTCCACGGCAAGGACAGCGATCAGGCACTAACCTTCAAGAACTTGATTCATTCCATTAGGGATATTCAGCACGACGATTTGAACAATGTCTAAGTGTTTAGTAATAGATCACGGCTTGTTTTCTGCATTTGCAGAGCGATTGGCTGAAGAGCATGAGGTGAGATACTTCGTTCCTTTTAACGAGAAGTCGTTCCCGATACCTGGCCCTGCGTTTATTGGAGAGGGACTTAATGGAGTAGAGCGAGTCAATAGCTGGGAGGAAAACCTAGATGTGGATTTCGTTGTGATTCCAGATGTGGGATTCATGTATCTCGCAGAGCATATCCGATCCCTTGGCATCCCTGTATGGGCGGCTGGGCTAGGAGAGAAGCTGGAAGTTCAGAGGTGGAGGGCAAAGGAAACCATGAGGGAGCTTGGCTTGCCTGTGGGTAAGTGCGCTCTCGTTACTGGAATGCCAGCCCTGCGTGAATACCTAGAGAACAACGATGAGGTTTATGTCAAGATTAGTGGCTTCCGAGGACTAGCGGAAACCTTCTACGCCCCATCATGGAAGCTGGCAGAACCTCGTGTGAACGAGTTGTGGGACGCTCTAGGAGGTCTTTGCAACATCTTCCCGTTCATCATAGAGCATAAGGTGGAGAGCGTTGTGGAGGCAGGATATGACGGCTTCTGCATTGATGGGAAATTCCCCTCCACTTGCTTGACTGGCGTTGAGGTGAAGGATTGCGGCTATGTGGGATGCGTGAGGGACTATGCTGATCTTTCCGAGCCTGTGAAGATCGTCAACGAGAAGCTGGCTCCCTTCATGGAGGAGGCCAAGTATCGTCAATGGTTCAGCACCGAGATCCGAGTTACAGACGAAGGAACCCCTTATCTGATTGATCTCACCACCCGTTGCCCTGCTCCGCCTTCTGCCCTTGTTTGGGAGATGGTGGATAACGTGGGCGAGATCGTAGAGGCTGGAGCCAATGGTGAGCTTGTTGATCCTGTCTGGAGAGCCAAGTATGGTGCGCTGGCTATCATCAAGTCATCATTTGCAGAGGAGCGATCCTTACCAGTATCCGTTGATCCAAAGGTAGAGAGGTGGATCAAGTGGCGTAATGCTTGCCGTATTGAAGATACAACCTACATCATACCCACCCTTGGTGTTAGGATGTGCGAGGTGGGAGACTGCATTGGAATTGGCGACACGATGGAGGAAGCTATCAAGAATTGCCAAGAACACGCTGAAGGAGTGAGGGGGTTTGATATTAAAGTCAATACTGACGCTCTTCCTGCCGCATTAAAAGAGATTGAAAACGCCGAGGAAAATGACATTATCTTCACGGAAGATGCCCTTCCTAAAATGAAAGACCTACTAGACTAAAACAATGAACCTATCTGAATGGAGATCCAACGTGGATCTAGCTATTGAACTCAAGAAGCTCCTTGAGAACCCTGTAATGAAACACGCCTTGTCAGTCGTTGATAATCTTTCAATGGCTAAAACATTAGGAAATGGGGCTGGACTTATTCAGCAAGCAAACAATGCTCACGTTCTCTTTGGCTATGATAGCGGAAGGGCATCTATCATTAACGATCTATACATCTTGGCAGAAGTGCCAGAGGAGCAAGTCAACATTGAGCCTACCTACACTAGCGAATTTTAACATATGGACACACCACAACCAACAACACCCGTAGCAACCATCCCTGCTGAACCGATCCCTACCTCCCCTGCGGAGCGTCCTAGTGATCTGTCCCAGCTATCACGCCAACTGAAGAACAAGCCAAATCTGCCCAAGGTAGATTACAAGAACCTCGCAGAGATCCCCGATGTGGGGACGAAGGAGGTAGCTCCTGCTCCTGCTGGTATTGACGTAGTGCCAGAGCAGTCTGTGCAGGACTTCCTCAAGAGCATTGAAGAGAAGAAGAATACTGGCCCGATTGAGGAATCTCCCAAGGAGGAGGCAAAGGTAGAGTCACAAGCTGATAGCCTGGATCTATCCGATCTAGACCTATCAAAAGACCCAGAGCCAGTTGAAGAGAAGCCCAAGAAGAAGAGCAAGGAGGATAACCTAGCAGAACTCCGCAAGAAGGCAGAGGCGGCAGAGTTTGAAATCAAGAGCCGAGACGAGAAGCTGGCTGAATATCAGAAGAGGGCAGATGAGCTAGAGGCAGAGCTAGAGCGTACTGCTTTTGAGCGTAGCCCCAAGTTCCGTGATAAGTTCCAAGCCCCTTACGAGGCGGCTATCCAGCAAGCTACTGAGTGGGCTAATGAGTATGCCTCTGATCCTGCTATTGCAGAGAAGGCTCTCTCGCTAAAGGGCAAGGAGCGTATTGAGTTTATTGACGAGAACTTTGGAGGAGGAGCGGCATCTGCCCAGTTCCTATCTCTCATCAATGACGCTGACAGCAAGCGAGGCGCATTGGAAGCCGCAATGACCAACCACAAGGAAACTGCATCTACGCTTATGCAAGATGAGGAGCGTAGTCGCCAGCAGACTACTGATAAGATCAACAAAAACTTTGAGAGGGTAGCACAGCACCTTGCAAGCAAGTCTGACTTCTTCCGCAAGGGAGATGACGATGATCATAACAAGGTGGTTGATGAGCGTATTAGTGCGGCTCGTAACATCCTCATGGGAACTGCTTCCGAGAACGACATGATGGTAACTCCTTTCCTTGCTGTGATTGCCAAGGATGCGGTTGCCGAGAATGCCAAGCTGAAAGCTGAACTTGCCAAGTATAAGGCTAGGGTGGCGAAGGATTCGGCAGTTAGCCCATCGCCTCGCAGGGGAACTAGCGACACCAACGAGACTACTGGCAAGCCCAAGGGGGCAATGGATTCTATTCGATCCTACTTCCGATAAATGAAGCTCCAGACCTATGGGCTGGACTTGAGTGCATTTCCAAAAGCAACGCAACTAGAGGTTGAGTTGCTGATGGTGAAAGATCCAGATCCAAGTCGGTTCAGCGGCTTGAGTCGGGGTCAGCATATCAAGCACGTTATGGGTATGCTCTGGCCTGATGTGATGAGCAGGTGGAATGATTGGAATGAACTGGCGTTGTGGGCATGGACGAACTACGACGAGATTGGAGTGACTGGCTGTGCGGCGGCAGGAAAGACATTCACCTTCACCTTGCTCTCGCTTGTGGAGTTTCTGGCTTGCCCTATGGGGACTCGCATAGCTCTCACCTCTACGACTGTCCCATCCTTGCGTGGACGTATCTGGGCTGAAATGATGAAGTTCGTGCGTCCTGTATATCCCTTGTTTGGGTTGAATGTGGTAGACTCCCAGACCAAGATCCAGTTCCAAAAAGGAGACGATAGGGCGGCTATCATTGCCCTAGCGGTCGATAGTGGGGCGATTGAGCAAGCTGTGGGTAAGTTGCAGGGCGTTCACATACCAAGGGTAGTGATCGTCGCTGACGAGGCGGCGCAGACCAATCCAGCTATCTTCTCCGCTCGTGCAAACCTTGCAGTAGGTACAGACTTTTATCGCTTCATTGCTATTGCCAACGCATCCTCGCAGTTCGATCCTCATGGCCTATTCTGCGAACCTAAGATGGGATGGGGATCTATCCAAGATGATGACGAGTTCTGGGAAACCAAGACAGGAGTGTGCGTACGATTCGACGGACTCAAATCGCCGAATGTGAAGGCAGGGAGGCTCTTGTATCCATACCTTTTTGGTCAGGACAATATTGACACGATCAAAAAGAACTTTGGAGAAGGATCGCTGGAATGGAATAGCTATGTGAGGGGAATGTGGAGCAAGAGCGGAGCTAGGAACACGATCCTAGACCAAGCTATGATCAACGAGGGTCGAGCTAGGGAGAGCGTCACTTGGGCAGGAGGAGGCATCAAGACGATTGCGGCTCTTGACCCTGCATTCACGACTGATGGCGATGATTGTATCTTGCGCTTTGCAAAGGTGGGGAAAGCAGTTGATGGCGATCTCATCATTGAATGTGGCGACATCGTGCGACTCAATCTCACCGAGAATGAGAACTACCCGTTGTTCTACCAAGTGGCAGACCAGACGATTGCAGAGTTGACTCGTCGAGGAATCCAGCCAGAGGACTTCGCCATTGATGCTACTGGTGCAGGGGCAGGAATAGCTGACATCATCTCACAACGCTGGCAGACAGGGTTTGTAAGGGTGTCATTCGGAGGAGGGGCTACAGAGCATCCTATCAGCATTGAAGATGATCGTCCTGCAAAGCAAGTCTACGCAAACCGAGTCTCGCAACTATGGGGGCAGATCCGCACGATCATCATGGCGGGAAGAATGCGTGGGCTAGATGACCAGACTAGCCGAGAGCTATGCGCCCGTATCTACACGCTCAAGAACGAGAAGATGCTCCTGGAAAGCAAGAAGGATTTGAAGAAGCGCACCAAGGGGAACTCCCCTGACAGGGCTGATGCTCTGGCGTTGCTGGTAGAAGTCATGGTCACAAACTGGGGGCTTGGCAACAGCGTGGGGAGCCTCGCAGACTCCGATGAAGATTGGGATTCTTTCGTCTCACAGAACACGCTAGAAGCAGATTACGAAGGCTGAAAATCTTTTGAAAAAAGATTTGACCCGTGATGCCGACATGGTATGAGTAGGGTCGAACCAGAGGCAATGGCCTCGCAACCCACATAAAAATGAAAAAAGTAAAAACAAGTCATCTCACCGATGACGAAATCTGGGAGAACTATATTCTTCCCGATGTCAAGCAAGTGATTGGAGTGTACCGCAAACTGCTTGAGTCTATAGACGAATTAGCAGATAGAGTCGGATGGTATCCGAATGTGATTGAGGGTAAGGTGTTCCCTAAAAATGCTCCACAGCGCAGGGAGATAGATCGCATCATGTGGAATATTGAAAGCGATAGAAAGGGAATGATTGATACCATGAGGAGAAACTGGCTCATTCAAGATTTAGGACTGACCGCAGAGCAACTTGCTTTGCTAGAATCATAATCAACCACAAAAAACAATGAGAAGACCGAAGCCATTCGGACAAACGCATTCATGTGAATGCGGCAAGGACACGGAGATAATCGTGTATCCATACATCCCAGCCATCACCTCGCATCAATACGAGGACAACGAGGAAGCAGAAGGAGGCTACTGCGATCCAGAGGAATGCCCAGAGTGCGGATGTGGAATTGATTACGAGGACTACGCAGAATGAACTGGTCTGTGCATCAGATCACTTTTCGGGATGCAGAGCCTTGGCTTTTGAAAAAGCATTACGCCAAAAGGATACCTCCAGTATCTTATGCCTTTGGCGCATTCGTTGATAAATCCTTGATCGGAATAGTGACATATGGAACTCCCGTTTCATCCTCTCTTCGGGAGGGTGTTTGCGGAAAGGAATATGCTGATTATGTGATTGAGCTTAATCGCCTGTGTTGTGAAAGTACTAAAAACCTAGCTGGTTTTTTAATTTCTAATTCATTAAAACTAATACCAAGGCCAAAGATTGTTGTTAGTTTTGCTGATACTGCACAGGGCCATGTTGGATATGTTTATCAAGCAACTAATTTTGTTTACACAGGATTGAGTGCAAAGAGAACAGATTGGAAGATCAAGGGTGAAGAACATCTTCATGGAGCTACCATAGCAGACAAATTCAGGGGAGTTGAAAACAGGGCGCAAGCTCTCCGCGATAAATACGGGGATGACTTTTATTTGGAAGATCGTCCGAGAAAGCACAGATACATTTATTTTATTGGAACAAAAAAAGATAAGAAAAAAATGAAACAATCCCTCAAATATCAGATTGAAGAATACCCGAAAGGAGACTCTCAAAGATATAATGCGAGCGCAAAAATAAACACACAAATGCTACTAATCAATTAATAATATGCAATCAGTAAAACTAGACCGACACAAAGAGCATCAGAAGTATTTCCTATCTGATGGAACGCAAGTCCCCGGGGGATCTACGATCAGCAAGATAGGAGACGATGCAGGGGCATTGATCCATTGGGCTTGGAAGCTAGGATGCGAGGGCAAGAACTACCGCGATGTGAGCAAAGAGGCTTGCGACATTGGTACGCTTGCCCACTTCTACATCGAATGCTTCCTCAACAACCAAGTTGCTGACCTATCCGACTACACACAGGAGGAGCGGGATAAGGCTCTTGTGTGCTACCATAAGTTTCTTGAATGGTGGCAAGGGCAAAAGCTACGCAAGGTTTATACCGAAATCCAGCTTGTGCATGAAGAGTTGCGATATGGTGGAACGATTGATCTAATAGCCGAAAGAGATAATGGAGAGTTTGTTCTACTTGATTTCAAAACTTCCAAGAAGATTAGTGATAGTTATTGGAGGCAATGTGCTGGATATGCACAACTATTTAACTTAAATAATCCGCAAATGGTGCGAAAGCCATTTAATGAGATCAAAGATCATGCCATCGTCCGTATCGGTAAGGAAGAGGAGGGAGACTTTGAAGTAGTCTGGAAGGATGATCTCTCAAAAGAATGGGAGGTATTCCAGAAGCAAGTTGATCTCTACTGGGCTATGAAGGCGGCGAAGCCAGAGCCGAAGCCCCGTGGGAGGAAGAAGAAGTGAGTGCTAAAGTATATGAAGTAAGATTTATAGATTCAAAAGAGACTTATGCTTGGCTACTAAATAAACATTACGCAAAAAGAATACCAAGTATAAGTTATTCATTTGGGTTATTTGATTCTGTAGAGTTAAAGGGAGTTCTAACAATAGGAAAACCAGCAAGCCCTAATCTTTGTATTGGAATATGTGGCATAAAATACAAGGATTATGTTTATGAATTAAATAGATTGTGTGTATCTGATGGGTTGCCTAAAAATACATTAAGTTATTTTGTTTCTAAGTGCCTAAAAAAAATAAAAGAAAATATGATAATTGTTTCATATGCCGACAACGGAATGGGCCATCACGGATACATCTATCAAGCGACGAATTGGATATATACTGGGCAGACAAAAGAAAGAACAGATATAGGTTTAGATGATGGAACTCATTCTAGACACTACTCAAAAGATTTAGATAAAAAAATAAACAGAAAAAAAAGAACATCAAAATATAGGTATGTATATTTTATAGGTAAAATGAAAAACGAATTTATGAATAACCTAAATTACAAAATAGAAAATTACCCAAAAGGTAATAATTCTAGATACGATAGTAGTAAAAATATTTTAAGCCAAACTTATTTTATTTAAATGAGTCTCCCATCCAACCTAGATGCAGAGAAGGCATTCCTGTCCTCTGCCCTTCAAAATCCATCTATACTAGATATACACGCCGATCATCTAAAGGCGGCTCTCTTCCATCATCCTGCTCATAAAAACTTGTTTAAGGGGCTTCTATCCCTCTGGAAAGAGGGTAAGAGCGTGGATCTCATAACCATCAGCGAGTGGCTAGAGGCTAACAATCTGATGGAAGATTGTGGTGGTGCAGGAGAAGTGGCGGCGATATACTGCCATGTTCCCACCTCGCATAACCATGAGGAATACTTTTCAATCATTCGCCACTATCACACTGCTCGACTTGCTATTGCTGGCGCAGAGAGGATTATTGATTCTGCAAAGAATCCTGTAGTGAATGGGGAGCTATCCGAGACTGTGCAGAAGGCTCTAGTGGCTATAGCGTCAGAGGCAGAGTCAGGCACAAAGATTGAATCCATTGGCGAGGCTACTACCCGCCGTCTCAATGAGTATGAGGAGATGGTGAATAACAAGGGCAAGCTCATGGGACTCACCTATGGCTTCCCTGCTCTTGATGAACACACAGGGGGCATGAGGACAGGGCAACTGATTGTGATTGGCGCACCCACCAAGGGCGGCAAAACCGCATTAGCTCTTAACATAGCTCAAAGAACTGCTGATGCAGGAAATGCTGTGGGCGTATTCAGCTTGGAGATGAGTAGTGGGGAGATGGTGGACAGACTTGTGGCCTCTCTTACAGGCGTGGACATATCAGTTCTTTCAAAGAATCCTACCAAGGAAGAGATGAACAAGATTTCTTTCGGTATAGGACAAGTAGGCAAGCTACCTATCTGGATTAGGGATGAGTCAAGTATAAACCCATTGCAGATTATGGCAGCGGCTCGACGTATGGTAGCCACCCATGGTGTGAAAGTGATTGTCTTTGACTACATTCAGCTTGCCATGCCTACCAACTCAAAGGACTCCCGTGAGCGTCAGGTTGCCGAAGTGAGTCGTTGCTTGAAACTTGTAGCCAAAGAATTATCCATCACGATTATAGCTCTCTGCCAACTGAACCGAAATGGTACTGCTCGTGAATCTGATGCGATCCAGCATGATTGCGATATGTTCCTAGTGATTAGATACCAAGAGGAATCCGAGAACCAAGAGGATTTAGGATATTGGCTTGACATTCGACTCGCTAGGAATTGTAGTAGAACATCTTTCCCTCTCACATTCCAGCCGCAATACTTGAGGTTTGAAGAGAGGGAAATAAAACAACACAACTAAATATGGAATACGATAACACTAATAGTGGAGCGGCCTTCTTAAAGGACAATCCAAACCCAAAAGCTCCGAAGTATGCTGGCCCTCTTAATGTTGAGGGAAAGAACTTTGAGATTAGCATTTGGGAAAAGACAAGCAAAGCAGGAAGCCCATTCCTTTCTATCAAGGTCGGCCCTCCTCGTGAGAAGAAGGCTTTCACCTCAAAGCCAAAAACAACTACTTCCCGCAACGACGAAGACGTAGATTTTTAATATGAAGAAGAAAGGACTCTACGACAATATCAATGCCAAGAGGGAGCGTATCGCCAAGGGATCTGGCGAGAAGATGCGTAAGGTAGGAAGCAAGGGTGCGCCTACTGCCAAGGCATTCCGAGACAGCAAGAAAACCGCCAAGAAGAAATAATCATGGAAAAGAAATTCTCCAAGAAAGTTACCAACCCAAAGACAGGTCGTGAGAAGACTGTGAGATATGGGCAGAAGGGGGCGACGATCAAGCCTGGCACAAGCAAGGGCGATAGCTATTGCGCTCGTAGTGCAGGGCAGATGAAGAAGCATCCAGCGGCGGCTAAAAACCCTAACAGCCCTCTACGCTTGTCTCGCAAGAAGTGGCATTGTAGCGGAACCAAGTCTCGCAAGAGCTAAAATTTGCGGCATAGCAATCGGATGAGACATCCGAGGCAGGGGAGTTTTCTGTCTCTCCTTTGTTGAACACCGCAGGAGGGGGGAGAAATCCCCCCTCCTTTTTTTGTTGACTCTCATAAAGATTCTGAAAAACTCCAATCAGAGCATACAACCATGCTCGTACAAAAAATGAAAACTACATTGAAAGAAGCGGCAAGATTGGTTGCATCGTATGATGCGTTGTTGAAGGTGCAGATTGCTCAAGCCATGAGGTATGGGCAGGATGAGATTCGCATAAGCGTTCCTCGTGCCAGAGGATTCTACAACGATCTTCTGGTGCTTGAAAAAGCATTGAATGAATCAACTCGCCACTACGCATCGCAATCTCATTTCTCTCGACTAGATGCGATCTTCAACGAGCAGGATCGTGTAATGAACGAGGCAATGAGCAAGATTGGAATATGATCACACTCGTTGTAACAACTGGGATTGCAGGACTAATCCTATCTGCTGGACTTGGGGCTTGGCTAATTGCCGAATCAGTCAGAAAAAAAACAGAGAGAAGCATTGCCGTGTTCTATAGGGATCAACCTTTAGAATGCACGATGATGTTGAACCGAATCTCCTTGATTGAGACTCGCAAGGAGATTGAATTACAGAAGCTAAAAAATGCCGATAACCACATTTAATACTACGACGATCAGAACGATCATGGAGGAAGAAGACACCTTAAACAATCTAAGGGCAGAACTTGACATGATGCTCAGAACATTAGAAACAATCAAACAACTAAACACGCTCGGAAAAACAAAACAAATAGCAGACGAAATCAACCCAATACTATCATATTACAACAGATGAAAAAACTAATCGCACTAGCACTAATCGCCAGCGCATCTGCTCAAGAGGCAGTTGTATGGCCTTACACATTACCTCCAACGGAAAACAACTACGCCGCCGCTCAACTTGCCATCGCACAAGCACAACTAGAAGTGCAGAGGCGCATGGAGAGGGATCTTGAGTTCGCTCGCTGGAAAACCGACATGGAAAAACTAACACGACCAATCACCGACGATTACATCAACCACAACCGATAATGAAAACCAAACAACGCACAAGTCAGTCACTACGGATCTATAAGCACCTAGTCTCAGGTAAGAGCCTAACTGCCATTCAAGCACTCAACAAATTTGGATGCTTTCGACTAGCGGCAAGGATTGCCGACCTAAAGCGCATGGGTATCCGAATCACCACCACCAACAAAACCAACAAGCAAGGAAAGCGATTCGCTTCCTACTCCATCTAATATGATCATCAACGACAACCCTATTGAGTTTAAGTTCCCTATCAAGGCTGATGCAGACCGCATCGTGGACAGAGATGGGCTGGAAATCTGCTCCATCTCTCCTCTCTGTTCCCCAGAAGAGGCAATTAGGTGGGCTAAGTTTCTTGCTGGAAGCTACCAGGCTTACGCATTCCTTGACGGAATCAAACAAATCCTAGTTGCATCTAGCGACCACGATAGATCCACGCATGAAAAGGGAAAGCCTTGCATGATTTGCGACATCGACGAGTTCTTTGCCGCCACGATCAACGAGGCCAAGAAGCCATCTAGCATCATAACCTAATGGATCACCACACATTTAACATAAGGGCTGTTGGAGAGCCGTTAGTAAGCATGGAGATCAGCGAAGAGAAAACGCTCCGTGAGATGGTAGAAGCATTTGAGAAGTTTCTTTACGCCGTGGGCTATCGCTTGCCAGATGGAGCCTCGCTAGGCTACGAATGGGACGACGGAGAAACTGATCCTGTTTATTGAAATGAGCTTTATTGAAGCCGTGGGTCATGCCACCTCTATTCTCTTGGCCCTCGGCTTCATTGTTTTCCTTTGGATCATCATAAAGCCCCTTAGAAAGATTAGAAAAAGAGCTAGAAAAGCCCACAAGAGACGAATGAAATATGAGCAAACCAGAATACTCTAAACTCACACCTCGGATGTTAGATATGCAAAGAAAGATTGATGCGGCATCCCCCAATAGAACTGGTGTAGCATCTAAAGCCTATCAGCAGGGATGGGAAAGGATTTTTAATAAAGTTAAATCACCTAAAAAAGCCTCATAAAATGGCAAAGAATAGAAATTACACGCCCCATAATGAATATCGACACATCGAAACAAGGCGCACTGATGAGGACTGGGAGAAATACCTTTGGAACCTTTCTAAAACCGTGGGAGCCGCTTGCGATAAGTTCTTTGAAAAAAGGGGAATGACGGCAGGGTCGGTTGATATAAAAGCGCAAACCTGGGGAAAGCGTAATGAAATAGGAAGAACCAATCAGGTTCGTGACGAGTCAAAAAAAGATGCGTCACGATTGATCGTGGAAAATCGCACTATGAAATAGGCGGATTGTGAAGAGTGAAATGCTAGCGCATTAATTCGCCGCATGAAATAGGCGGGAGAGGATATCTTCCCCCCCCGCCCTTTCCGTTTCTACCCTTTCAGAATCGCTTCAACTTCTCTCCAGGTAGTCCATCCGAGGAGGTATCCCGCCACCTTCCATCGGGTCAGGGGTTCAAGGTTGAACCGTTTAGCCTGTTCCGATAAATCGAAAAGGGAGCAGTTCCTCGCCGCCTGTTTAGCGTCCCGCTTTCGGGCATGGAGTAGGAGAAGGTCGACGGGGGTCATGCTTCATCCTCCCTTTTGATTCTTTCCCAATCTTCCAGGCTTTCCCCTATGTCTGGGTGTGTCTCTTCCCATGCTTTCCTTGCCAATTCAATTAGCATCTTCCCCTCTTCCTCTGTTAGTCCTCTATTTTCAGCAAATAAAGCGGGAGAAAGGTAGTTGTTACGCCAATCAAGGTATTCTTCAGCCAATTTTTCTCTGGTAATCATTATCCGATCCTCTTGTTTATTTTATGAATGACACGCATAGTTTTATCAAATCTCTTATCTGATAATCCGATCCCTTCACGAACGGAAACGACTAGCTTCCTTTTGATTTTCTGCAATGTTGCAATGCTCATGTTGTTTTATGTAGTGCCAGGAATCCCCTAGCAGGATCAAGAGACTATCCCCTGACGGCTCCCCTCTCTTTCAAGGGGGGAGATTGTCAGAGGATTAGTTGTTAAGGTTGCAGATTTGAACGGTGATGATTAGTGCCATGATTACGAGAATCAAGCATAGGCCGAGGAATTGAGTTAGTGGGTCTTTCATGGAATTATTCTTGAGATTCTGCATGGATAAGATCATTGATGTATTCCGTAACCTCTGATGGATGGTCAGCATACGCAATCAGGGCCTCTCCAAGCTGACCCGCTTCCATGTAGCCAATGACCGAGGAAGGATCTTTGCCCTCCATCATCTGCATTCCGTACCAATGCTGATTGAAACCAATCAGATCGAGGAAGAGCTGGAACGGATTCCCTTGGCTCCTGTCATAGTTGCCAGCCCATGAATATAGGGTGGCGATTGACTCGCATCCTTTCGGAGGATTGTCGATGAGTTGTTCGATTGTCTTTGCGTCTGTCTGTGTTG